GTCGGTGAGAGTCTGAATGGCTGCGTAGTTGTCTACGCGTCGAACGTGTTGAACTGTTGCAACAGCCATTTCAGACCCTCTCCCTTACCTAGTAACCAGCGATTATGTCAACGAAACGAACTTCGTTGGGTCAATCATCAGGGTCGAGAACGTGCCGTGGAACGACAGCACTCTTGACAAGGTTGATGGTGACTCGAGGCTGAGTGCCCCGCGTTGCTGTTCGAAGATTTCGAAGCCTGTTGGGTCACCGACAATGACGGTGTCAGCTGCGAAGTTGCGGTCAACGACAACGCGCAAACCGAACGCGACTGCGTCGGTTGAGCCTGCCAAAATGCTGCCAAATGCGTTCATTGGGCCGACCTGTGGGAACAGCGGGCGTCCAGTGGTGTCTGTCAACAAACCGAGCGATGCCCACATGTTTGGAGCAAGGAAGAGGTGTGTTGGCAGGTTGCCGTTGGAGTTGGTGAGGATTGTCTGCGCTGCTGCGAAGATGTCCGTTACCCACTCTGAAGGGCTTGCTGGATCTGTCAAAACGCGGGTCTGTGTTTGACCTGCGAGCAATGCGTCAGCTGCCACGTTGTCGGTGGTGTTTGCATAGATGCGGCTCATGTCGTCGAGGATGAGCTGGAGAACCGCTGGGTCTGTCCACTCGAGATCCTGCATCGAAATGTTTACATAGCCACCGTATGTGTTTTTGGTGACTTGGTTGTTGAACACAACAAAAGTACCGGACTGAAGCGCTGTTGCTTCTGTGGTCTGCTGGCCCATGGAAACGTGTGTGGTGACTTCTGGACGGATGAACACCTTGCCGCCGCCTGGCATTGCCTTTGCGCCGATTGCGTCAACAACTGGGCGGAGTCCGCGGAAGTTGTTGTAAACAGGCTGGACGATTGGTAGTGGCAAGATACCTGGGGTGTCATCGGTGATCACGTCTGGTGCTGCGGCCTTGAGAGCTGCGGACATTGCCTTCCACTGGTCGCCGCCTGCGATTGCTGCTGCGATGTATTCGGCTGCTGTTGGTAGTGCTACCTCGCGTCGTGCTTGTGCGAAAACGATTGGTGCTGTTGACACGATTTCAGCCGAAGCCTCAACCGCTGGGGTTTCTTGTGACATTGTTTCCTCCTCAGGAATGTCGGGTTGGGGTTCGACAACTTCTTCAACCTCTTCGGGCTGGGAAGCAGCGATTTCTGTAATCACAGCGTCCGCAAATGCGGGCTGTGCAACAAGACTGATTTCAACAAGGTTCGCCTTGGAGACGACCATGGTTCCGTTCTTGTCGAACTTGTATTTGACCGGTATTGCACCGACCGAGACGCTGTCGTAAGCGCCAGCCTTGACCAACTCGATGGCTTCGTCGGCTGCTTGGGTCTTAGCAAACTTGGCTGTAAACAAAAGCCCAGAGTCATCATCGGCTAATTCGACAACGACACCACGCAGCTGCGTCATGTCGTGGTTTTCAATCAGCTTTGGTGCTTTTGCGTTTACATTGAAAGCGCCACGTTTGAACATGACTGATTCGCCGCTTGACACCGTTGCAGGCGTGTCCCAAGGAACAGCCACACCCGTGATGGTGCGGGGGCTGTCCTCACCTGCAGCGGCATCAAGGGTGACTGGTACAGAAACAAACTGAATCATGCGTCTTCCATTTCGTTAGAGCGGGATGTGTCTTCAGCGACTTCGCCTGCGTAATCTTCCATGTTGAACTCGACGTAGCGACCGCGCGGCAGGATGTTGTCTGCCGACAGCGTCTGCTCAATGCAGTCAATGTACAAACGAGCGCCAAACAGGTACAGGTCTTGGCGGGCCTGCTGTGCGTTCTGGTAAGTAAATGACGACCCCTCCGCGGGGGCCGAAACGAGGTAAGCGGGGATGTTGCAAAGTCTGCTGAGTTCGAGTGCCTGGTATTTGCGCTGGTCGGACACAACTTCTTGTGGGTTTGTTTTGTATTCGCGGAACTCCACCTGGCGAGATAGCGCACCAATAGCGTTCTGTTTACGAGCCTGTGCCCACGCCGAAGCGAGTGAACCAAGATCTTCACCGGACAGGTCTTCACCGTCAACCTGCTGCAGATAACCAGGTACGGTTTCCAGCTGGGCGTAGCGGTCTGCAGCCTGATCTAGCCAAATGCTGGTGTTGATTGCGCGAGCGCCAACTTTCAAGATGCCCTCAATAGGGCTGATGAACTGCACGACGTTGCTGACGTCCAACGGTTGACCGTTGAACTCGAGTTCGTTGCTGGGGCCGTAGAACTGTGGGATACCGGTTTGCTCGGTGCTGGAAATGTTTGCAGCTGGGAGCCATGTAAACGCTGCAGGGAAACCTTGTGAGCCGCCACCCTGCGGTGCGTAACGCTTCGTGATGTAGGCGTATGCGACACCGTAGAAGAACAGGTCGGAAAAAATGTTTACATAGAAGAACGAGCGGGAGACTTTTGGATCTGGGCGTTCCATCCAAGGTTCCAGCGGGAGGTAGACCTCGTTGTATTCCTCTTCGATGGAGTTCCACACTTTTTGGTAGTGCTTCAACTCAAGCGAACCGATAAGGCCTGCGATGAGGTCACGGCTACGGCTGACGGTCGGAACCGACAGCGCTTTCATCTCATCAGTACCTGTTTGGTAGTAGAGGAAGTTGCCGATGTTGGCTGCACCAGCGGCAGCCTTTACGGGGGCGCTAGCGAAGTGCGCCGTTTCAACTTTGCGTGAGAAAATACCCATGTGCTTGGAGTCTCGCACAGGTTTGTTGCATTTGCAAGTAACTCACGCAGAAACACCGAACGCCACCCGACCAGATGACGTGGGACGGCTAACCATGACCGTGGCGGCAATAAGACAGCGACAAGCTTCAATCGGGCCAGGGGAACGCTGACTCGAGACGACGATTGTGTTTTGTGCGCGGACGAGAACAGCGCGAGCAATGTGCTCGGCCAGCATCTCGCCACCGTCGTGCTTGATTTTGCCCTCACCAATCAGCGACCGACAAATGCCAGTCCACTTCAGCAGTTCGCCGTAGCCCCACTCCTGTTTACGGCGTAAGTATTTTTCTGGGGTGTGCACCGCCAGCGACGGCGTAATCGCCAGCGTGAGTTTCGGATCAGCATCGAGCGCCTTGGCTATCTGTTCCCACAGCTCGTGAAGTGACTCGGTTGTAAACCTGATGCTTGCGACGATTTCTCCGCTGGTGTTTTTGCGTCCCCACACCGCGACGTACTTTGAGTCGTCAACCGCCGAGTCAACGGCCAGCACGGACGGCCCGCCGTCATGGGTCAAGTCGTCAGCGACACGCTGGTTCCACAATCCGACCGGTAGCCAAGATGACGCTGCCGCCACCCAAAGGTTGCAGTGCGCTCGGAGGAATTGGTTGCGGTCGGGTGCTGCAGCTGCCGCTTGTAAACCTTTAACCGTGATAGTTCTACCCAGGCTGGGGTTGGGATAGCCCCAATACGATTCGTCCAGTGGATCTACGCCAGACGGAAGCGACCACTCGGCCATGTACAGGTCGCCTTGCTCGCCCGAGTCAATCAGACCAAGACCCTGTTCCCGCAACTTAGACATAGCGCGACTCGATTCATCGCCGGCGGTGGAAGTCATCCAGCACAGCGGAGAAGGCACCGCAATCTGTGACGGCAACAAAGCACCGAAGATCGTGGCCTCGGACATGGCCCACACTTCGTCCAACAGCAACAGATCCCAAGTGCCACCGTGCTTCTTACCAGTCGCAGACTTCACCGCGTAAACACTGCCGTCCGACATCTTTACCTGGTGGCGGCCGTAAGCCCACGTCACCTTGCACAGCTCCTGCTCTTCCCACAACTCAAAGATTTCCCGCAACTCTTCAAACACTTCGGTCGCCAGTGCGAGTTCGTGCGCTGAGGACATGATGCGGACAGGCCTGCCCCAGATGCGTGGCAACTCCGACAACGCCCACCCCACGATCGCCGCGTTCATTGTGGTTTTGCCGTTCTGACGTGCAGCACTAACCAAAGCCTTCGAATGTGTAAACCGCAACTGCTCATCGTGCATAAAAGCACCGGTCAAAGCGTGAACCTGCCACGGAAACAAAGTCCTGCCTAAATGACGCTCCGACCACTCTGCAATCTGAGGCCCAAAACTGAGACCCCCAGTAGTCGGCGTCTCCAGTCTCGGCTCATTCTGCCCAAACTCAGAAGCATCACCCGAGATCAGGGAAGACCCAGACCGAACCGGTTCGTTCTCGTTGGAGATAGAGAAGAGAAGGGTCGGGGGCTTGGGTGTTTCGTTTACAAAAAAAGTTTTGCTGTTTACGCCTAGCGCTTCGTTTCGTCTTTGCTGTTGAAGTGCGCGCTTTTGGTTGACGTACATTGCTCCGCGTTTACTGTTGCATTGTTTACAGGCTGGTACAAGGTTGTCTATGTCGTCTGTGCCGCCTGCGTCGAAGGGGATGAGGTGGTCTGCGTCTGTTGCCGCCACGCGTTTGCACCAGTGGCACATGGGCCTGCCTTCGAGCACTATCTTGCGGTTTCTGCTGAACTCTGGTGTGGGGCGTCTGGACATGGCTGGAGTGTAACAACTTCGTGTCTGTTGCTAGCGCCCTTGCTTCGCTGCGGTTGCTTTCGTTTACAACTGAGACGGGTGGTTGGTGTCCCTCCCGCCGTTTGTGGTTTGTCTCCACCGGTCGCCG